CTGTTGAGCACGTCTTCCCAGTGTGCCAGTGCATAGATGGCCGCTACGACGTCCGGCACCATGTCGGCGATGTCGGCCTTGTCTTTCGGATCCAACAGACTGTCCGCATCCACTACTTCATCCGGAGGCAACTGAACGACCGGAATGCCGAGAGCCTCAGCGTGCGCCTCATTCGTTCGGGCTGCCGCGCTCCCTGCCTGCAATTGATGCTGCAGTAGCAGAATAAGGTCTGTCAGTGGCTTGTGCGTTATTTGCTTGTACCAGGTCGCTGCCATGAGGGAGAGGCGCAGATGCCTCTCCCTACCGAGCAGCATGACTGGTACGCTGTCAACCGTATTGAAGTCCATGCTAGGCTGTCTTGATCACACGCAGCAGCAAGAGCGTCGGAGCGCTGTTCGTCTGTTGGGTGATGATGGGAACCTCAATTACTGTTCCCACGCCAGAGATTGAGATGGAACCAGATGCGCTTCCGCTGCTCACGACTGTGCCGTTCACAGTGATAGTGGCTCCCGCCAATGTGGGCGTCACCGTGAAAGACGTGCCGCTTGTCGTGGCGTAGTCGATGGTATCCGCATTTGTGTATGCTTTTACCAGAGTGGCTCCAGTGACCGTCAGGGCTGTCAGGCGGGCGCTGCTGGTCGTGTACAGAGTCGAAGTCCCCGTGATCGACAGGGTGAACGACAAGGTGATCTTGCCGGTGAGTTCCGTGTTGATCTTCAGGTTTTTCACCACGGCGTTGAACGTCCACGTCAGACCGCTAGTCGGATGGTTCATCGTCCAGGCTTGCGGTGCAACGCCCGGGGCGACCTGTGCATCATTCAGCAGCGAAATCTGCGCTGGGTCAGTAGGGATATAGTCCGCTTCAACGGATACGTCTCCTGCATCGAGCAGCCCCTGGATATTCTCCTTGTAGCCGCCAGGAGAATCATGCGAGGTCGTATCCAAAACATCATGCGAGATGTCGATACCGCTGATTTTCGTGATCTTCGCCAGAGCAACCGCTCCACGCGAAAGAATGACACCAAATCCCGAAAGTGAGGTAGGCATGGCTTTAGTGCGTCAGCGTTGGAGCGCCGGTGATGGCGAGATCAAAGGACAGCGTGACCTTTCCAGCGAGTTCCATGTTGATCTTCAGGTTCTTGACGTTCGCATTGAACGCCCATGTGAGACCGCTTGCCGTATGCTGTAGTGTCCAGGCCGTCGCAGCAGCACCTGGAAGACTCTGCGCATCCCCGATGAGAGCAGACTGTCCAGCGTCAGCGGGAACATAATCCGCCTCGACCGTTACGTCTCCTGCATCAAGCAGCCCCTGGATGCTTTCCTTATAGCCACTTGCTGAATCATGCGAAGTTGTGTCCAAGATGTCATGCGAGATGTCGACACCGCTGATCTTGGTCACCTTGGCGATGGTAACCGTAGCACGCTTCAGTACTACGCCATATCCTGCAATTGAAGTTGCCATATGAGCCTCCTAGCTCTGTGTGTACTCGATAATGAAGTCGGTGATCATGGCGAATAGTCCACTGGTTGAATCGTACAGAGGAATGGTGTTGTCGATCATGACCGCTTGCACCTCTGCGTTTGCCGCCGGCCATGTGGCAAGAGCTGCGATGACTTGCGTGTTGACGCCCTTGGCCGCGCCAAGGGATGTGCCGTAGGAAGAGACCTGGACGCGCGGATGACGCAAGGCGATAAGGCCGTCGTGCGCGTAGTCCGGGATGTCGTCGATCGTCTGATAGATCACATAGGGCGGCACCGCACCCTGCACAGCAGTCAACGCGGAAATCTTCGCGCCCGGAACCAGTGCTGTCAGTGCCGCAAAGGTACTCAGTCGTGTAAACAGCGCAGCGTCAAGGTCAGTCATTCAAGCTCCTCGTTCAGCGCCTGGGTAAAGATGCGCAAGATGGTGTCCTTTTCCTTGTCCAGTGTCGGTACCATGGCCGGATGTGCAGGCGTGTTCGGGAAGCCCAACTCTTCGGCCATCGCAACGGCGGTCTTGCTTTTCACCGGCCCGACATCGACCTCGTAGTTCGGATAGCGGTCGCGCACGTTCGAGGCTCGGAAACTATCCCTCAGCCGGTGCGCGGGATGATCCTTTCCAACATAAGTGGCCTGTTCGATGCGGACAACGAGATAGGCAGCAGCGTCCTTGAGGGCCTCGCCGATCTTCCGCTTCGCCACGCGCTCGCTCAGCGCCTTCAGCTTGGCCTCGCACTGATCCAGACCTTCAATCGTAATCGTCTCTTTGCTCATGCGGGCAGCTCCCGACACATCAGTTCCAACGATTCATGCCTGCTCTCGAAGTCGATGAGAGCGTCAATCAGATAGACGTGCGTGTTATAGACCACCTGCATGGCAGCCGTCACGTCGGTACGGTAACGGATCGTAATCTTGCAAGATACCTCGCTCTGCGCCTGCTTGGCCGCGAACAGCGCCCGCCCAGTGAGAGGTTCCACAGCAGCGTACACCGTTGCTACCGTTGTCATGGTCGTCACCGGCTGTCCATACGCGTCTTGCGTCGTGGATGGCTGCTGGATCGTGACTCTGCGGTTCAAGCGGCTACTGTCCATTATAAATGCCAGCGAAACAGATTCAGGAGTGCATCGACGGCACGTGGAAGGGCCGCGACCTGCGCCCGCGTACCGGTGATCACCGAACCGCGTTCGTCATACCAGTCCTTGATGAGGAGCAGCATGACCTGGTTCAGCAGGAGAGGCACATGCGTGACATCTCCATAGCCCGCCACGAACGTGACAGTGATGGGATAGCCGCTATCGGAAAGAGCAGGCCAGCTAAATGTCGATGACGGTTCGATGGTGCCAGGGTCACCAGGCGTGACGACATATTCGGTCACCGGCAAGGTCTGCGATACACCGGCGGGGTCAAGATAGGTGATAACAGCTGACTGCAATGGCGGCCGCGGGACAGTTACCCTGCCTTCGCGCGCCCACGAGCCACCAAAGAGCGCCTGCCAGCTCGGATGTTGCCATGTCCAGGTCTGTGTCACGAGTGCCCGTCCCGTAGTCTCTTCAACATAGGAGCGGGCCGTGGTGATGAGCGAGGCAATCGCCCCGTTCTCATCGTCCGTCTCTATACGCGCCTGTGTTCTGGCCTGGTCCAGCGTGACTGGTTCAGCAGTCGGCGCTATCGTCCGTAGCAGGATGTCGTCCATGTTATGCGCTCACAGCCTTCGCGGCAGCCGCAATCTCGGCGTCCTCGTTGACGGCAAGGAAGTCGCGGACGTACTTCGGATTCTCGGCGAAGACCTCCGAAACGGTCTTGCCCTTGTACTTGCCAAAGGGAAGAATCGGATCGTGCCGCATCTCCGTTGCAGGAGAGAGCATGGTTGTCTCGACCGAATCCAGAGCCACGGCGTAACCGGCAGCGATGAACTGCCGCGCCTGGACGTCCGGACACTCGCAATCGCCCTGCCAGGTGCCGTTCGGTCCGGCTGCTGTTGACTTCATGCGTATTCTCATGGGTCCTCCGAGGGGGCGGTGATTGGCCGCCCCCGATGCCATTACGACTAAGCCGACGCCAACTGCAGGCGCACAAACGCGAGTGCGTCGACAGGTCCAGCGGTGGTGTACTTGCGCCCGATGAACCCGACTTTGCCGTTGCGGGCAAGCAGCTCGTTGAGGCGCTGGATCGTGAGGTCCATCATGTCGGCGATGAGATAGCCGCGGTTCCAGTTGACCAGAGCGCCAACGTAGAGGTTGGCGGTGAAGGTGTTCGGGCAATACTGGGATTCATCCACCGGGAAACCGTCGATGACATCCGGAGCACCTGCCAGGAGAGAAGGATGCCACAAATAGGCGCCCGTGGTGGACTCCTTGAACTTGCTGATGGCCTTCAGTGAATCGCTGTGGAGCAGCCACCGAGCGCCGGAACGATACTGGGGCAGCATGGCGAAGCGAGCGGCACGGAGCGTGTCCGCGGTGAACTTCGAGGCGACCGCGACTTCGCTGACAACATCGCGGGAGGTCGGGATTGCGCCCGTTCCCGAAGTGACGAAGATACCGAGCGGCTTGTTGGAGCTGCCGTCGCCAGTCATGTACGCCTTCTCTTCGGTCACGGCGAACTTGAAGGCCAGACGGTCGGCGACGATGCTCTCGGGAGAGAGAGCAGCCGTCCGCAGGAGCTTCATGCTGACGTCGATTTCCTTCGTGAGCTGCGTGGGGGTGAAGTCCCTCTCGGCAAGCTGGGCACTGGCATCAGGCGTGATGGTGCCAACTTCCGTGGTCCAGTCCGCGTCGGCGAAGTCAGTCGCCAGCTGAGGGAAGCCAATGGAGTCCGAAGACGTGACCGGCACCACCTGGGCGAACTGACGCACGAACACCGCATTGTCAAGAGCCTTCAGGAGACGGGCGACGAACTGCACGGGTGCATGCAGATAACCACCGTCCGCGTCCACATCGTTGGCAAACGCGGCTGCGGTACGAGCCTCGCCGGTCAGGTAGGACCGGAAGGCCTGAGCGTACTGCTTGGAGCTCCGGCGCTGGAACTGAGGATCCACATCTGCGCCGGTGAGCTTGACGCCACGATACTCGGCGGCTTCGCCCGGGGCAGAATCGCGGTGGCTCGGATCATCCTTGCCACCTACGACTGTCTCTCTCAGCTCCTGCAGCTGTGTCTCTTCAGCCCTGAGTGCGGCGTCACTGTCCAGGGTCTTCTTGAGTGCCAGCGCATCAGAGACCATCACATCGTACTGATGGTTCTCATCCGCCGTCAGTCCGCGCTTCTCCTTCGCGGCAAGGTCAAGCAGCGCACGCGCCTGGCCGACAAGGCCAGCTCGTTTCTGCGCCAATTCATTCTGTTCTGTTACAGTCATGTCGTTGTCCTTTCGAGGGGA